CAGCTAAAAATAATAACAAGAGTAGTAACAAAAATAAAACAACACCAGATACATATTCGGTTTATAATCCAAAAGTTGCGTATGATACTGGTAAAAAATACAAGCAAACTATTGGAAAAGCAGCTAAAGGTGGAATAAAATCTTCAAAAGCATAGGTTAAAAAACACAACTAAATAATTGATATTGACAATGTTATGTCGCATTTGATAATATCAAAAAAGAATGAAGTGCATCTTCAGATTGAATCTGAAATGCATGTTTATTATGAGTTAGCAGACTATTTCACCTTTGAAGTACCTGGTGCAAAGTTTATGCCAACTTATAAAAATAAGTATTGGGACGGAAAGATAAGGTTATTTAATATTCAGAACAATCAAATATATGTCGGACTCTTAGATAAGATCGTACAATTTTGTAAAGATCACGAATATACATATGACTTTCAACCAAGTAAGTTCTATGGTTTACCATTTGAAGTGAATGATGGTATCTCTGAAGAGGGTGTTAAGGATTATATGAATGCTGTAAGTAAATATAAACCTAGAGATTATCAGATTCAGGGAGTACACGACGCTTTAAAATACAATCGTAGGTTATTGATATCTCCAACTGCTTCAGGAAAGTCGCTGATGATATACGGGATTGTGAGATATTACGTTGAAAGAAAACTAAGTATTCTGATAGTAGTTCCGACGACATCTTTAGTAGAACAGATGTATAAAGATTTCGAGGATTATGGTTGGGATGTTGGTTCATTCTGCCATAAGATATATGCTGGTAAAGAAAGAGAAACAGACTCTCAGGTAATTATTACAACTTGGCAATCAATCTATAAACTTCCTCGTAAATACTTTAATCGTTTTGGATGTGTAATTGGAGATGAAGCACATCAATTTAAATCAAAGTCATTAATATCTATAATGTCAAAACTTGATAATGCCAAATATCGTTTTGGTTTTACAGGAACTCTTGATGGGACACAGACACATAAGTGGGTATTAGAAGGATTATTCGGACCATCATATAAGATTATCAAGACTGATGAGTTGATGAAAAAGGGTCATGTTGCAACTTTAGATATCAATGTGCTGCTATTGAAACACTCACCAAATAAATTTGAAACATTTGAGGATGAGATACAATATATTATTGGACACCAAAAGAGAAACAATTTTATTAAAAATCTTGCCCTTGATCTTAAAGGTAATACATTAATTTTGTTTGCAAGGGTTGAAGGACACGGAGAACCACTATATAACTTGATACAGGAGAGTAATGCACTTGAACAACGACAAGTCTTCTTCGTACACGGAGGAGTTGCAACAGAAGATCGTGAAGAGGTTCGCTCAATTACAGAAATGGAGAATAACGCAATCATTATTGCCTCATATGGAACCTTCTCAACAGGAATCAACATTAAGAATCTTCATAATGTCATCTTTGCTTCCCCATCTAAATCTCGAATACGAAACCTTCAATCAATTGGAAGAGTCTTAAGAAAGGGAAATAATAAAACAAAGGCAACTCTATATGATATTGCCGATGATATTAGTTACAAATCAAGAAGAAACTATACACTGAATCATTTGATAGAAAGAATAAAGGTGTATAATGAAGAGAACTTCAATTATGATATTGTCAAAATTCCTTTAAAAAATTAGACTAAATAATAATACAAGTATTCTGGAATGATGGGAGAAGAATTTCACGCAGTCTTAAAATTAATAACTGGAGAGGAAATCTTCGCACTTGTTTCTGTCGATGAAAATGATGGAGACTCAATTATTATGCTTTCAAATCCAGTCATAATGAAGATGCTTTCAAGTCCTGCAGGAAAGTATGTAAAGGTCAAACCTTGGTTAGAATTACCAGATCAAGATTTATTTCTAATAAAGTATGATAAAATTATTACAATGTCTGAAGTAAATGATGAGCAAATGATAAAGTTTTATACTCGTTACTTAAATGAAGATGATATTGATATCGAAATAGATGGTCAAGTAGCCTTGAATGATAAGATGGGATTTTTAACTACAGTTGAAGATGCTCGCAAGAGCCTTGAGAATATCTTTAAGAATAATATAGATAAGCCTAACAACCCTTGAACCTCTACAAAGGTTATTGTACATAGATTTCACTGACTTGTCAAGTCTGATAAATTATGTTATACTATCAATATATTCAGTCAGGTATATGGCAAAGAAAAAATCAGAGCATTATGTAAATAACCGTGAACTTCTAGAGGCATTAATAGTTTATCGTGCAAAGGTAAAAGAAGCAGCAGAGAATGATTTACCTAAACCACGTATCACAAATTACTTAGGTTCCTGTTTTTTAAAGATAGCGACACACTTATCATATAAACCAAACTTTGTTAATTATATGTTTCGTGATGATATGATATCTGATGGTATTGAGAACTGTGTGCAATATATTCATAACTTTGATCCTGAGAAGTCAAGAAACCCATTTGCTTATTTTACTCAGATAATACACTATGCATTTTTAAGAAGAATTCAGAAAGAGAAGAAACAGTTAGAAATTAAAACAAAGATAATTGAAAAGACAGGATTTGAAGAAGTGATGACTGTAGATGATGGTGCAATGACAGGTAGTAGTTCTGATTATAATACAATTAAAGATAATATTCAGTACAAGTCCTCAAATAGATGAAGTTAGTAATTATAACAGACCAACACTTTGGTGCAAGGAAAGGTGCTGATTACATACACAAATATTTCAAAAAGTTTTACGATAATACCTTTTTTCCATACTTGGAGAAAAATAAGATTGATACTATCGTAGATATGGGAGATACTTTTGATAATCGTCGTAATATTGACCTAGCAACGCTTGAGTGGTCAAAGAAAAATTATTATGACAGATTACAGGCAATGGGTATTAAAGTCCATACAATCGTTGGTAATCATACTGCATACTATAAAGATACAAATGAAATTAATACTGTAGACCTTTTATTAAAGGAATATGATAATGTAATTGTTTATTCAGAACCAACTACAGTTAATATTGGTGGATTAGATATCTTAATGGTTCCTTGGATAAATGAAGAGAATAAATTACAAACTCTTGAAACAATGAATGCTACATCAGCAGATGTAGTTATGGGTCATTTAGAGTTGAATGGTTTTGTTGCAACTCGTGGTCATACAATGGAACACGGAATGGATACGAAGGCATTTGATAAATTTTATCGAGTTTACTCAGGTCATTATCATACTCGTTCTAATAATGGAAAGATATATTATCTAGGAAACCCATATGAAATGTTCTGGAATGATGTTTTAGATACAAGAGGATTTCATATCTTTGATACAAAAACTATCGAACATAAACCCATAAACAATCCTTACAGGTTATTCTATAATATCTACTACGAAGATACAAATTATAAGTTGTTTGACACTAGAGAATTTAAGGATAAGATAGTTAAAGTAATTGTAAAGAAGAAAACCGACCAAAAGCAATTTGAAAAATTTATAGATAAATTATACAACTCTGGTATTCAAGACTTAAAGATAATTGAAAATTTTGTATTAACTGAAAGTTCAGACTTTGAAGTTGAAGAAACTGAGAATACGATAGGTATATTGAATCGCTATATTGATGAATCTGAGTTTGAAGGAGATAAAACTCTTATTAAAGGAATTCTACAGAAAATATACACCGAAGCTTGCGAGGTAGATTAATGTATCTTCTTACACTTAAAGACAAACGGGACGATGGTGCCTATGCAGTCTTAAATCGTTATGGAGAAAAAGTTCTCTTTATGTTTGAAGAAGAGGATGACGCTGAAAGATATGCTATGATGTTAAATGATGATGAAGATGCTGACTTAAATGTAATAGAAATTGAAGATACAGTTGCCATAAAGACTTGTAAGCTGTATAATTATAAGTACGCAGTGATCACACCGAACGATATAGTCGTTCCACCACCTAAGAATGATAACGTTTCAAAAGATTAGATGGAAGAATTTTCTGTCAACTGGAGACCAGTTTTCAGAAATAGATTTCCAAAAAAATGCAACGAATTTGATAGTCGGAACAAACGGTACAGGGAAATCCACAGTATTGGATGCCCTAACTTTTAGTTTGTTCAACAAACCTTTTCGTAAAATAAACAAGTCTCAACTTGTAAATGCGACAAATGAGAAAGATGCTCAAGTTGAAGTTGAATTTGATATTAATGGAAGACAATATCTAGTTCGTAGATGTATGAAACCAAATCTCTTTGAGATAGAGGTTGATGGTCAAAAGATGCATAAACAAGCAGATGACCGTGCGATGCAAAAGATATTAGAAGAAAATATATTAAAAGTAAATTATAAATCATTTACACAGATAGTCATACTTGGTAGTAGTGCCTTTGTTCCCTTTATGCAACTGTCAGGGTCAAATCGAAGAGAAGTGATAGAAGACTTGTTGGATATTCGTATCTTCTCAGCGATGAATCTGATTATTAAAGAAAAAATTAGAAAACAGAAAGATGAGATAAGAGTTTTAGATTTATCAAGAGAGAATGTAAAAGATAAATTAGATATGCAAAAGAAGTTTATCGAAGAGTTAGAGAATCGTGGAAAGGCAAATATCCAAGGAAAACAAGATAAAATTACAACTCTTCTTGATGAGCAGGATGAGTATACATCTAATAATTCTAAATTAGAATGTGATGTTGTAGAGTTGGTCAAAGAACAGGAAAAGGTAACAGGAGCGAATAAAAAGTTAAAGACTCTAAACAAATATAAAGGTCAATTGAGTCAGAAAGTAGCAACGATTACTAAAGAACATAAATTCTTCACAGAAAATACGGTATGTCCTACATGTACTCAGGATATAGAAGAGTCTTTTCGTTTAAATAGAATTAATGATGCTCAAACTAAAGCAAAAGAGTTGCAAACTGGTTATCAAGAACTAGAAAAAGCAATTAAAAACGAAGAAGAGCGAGAGCATCTCTTTACCAAATTATCAAAGGAGATTACTAAACTCAATAATGGCATTTCTCAAAACAATACTCGAATTTCTGGATGTCAACGACAGGTCAGAGATTTGGAATCAGAAATTCAAAAACTTACCACTCAACTTGCAAATAGAAATACTGAGGATGAAAAATTAAAAGAGTTTAACCAAAGTCTCCAAAACATTTTTAAAGAACTAGCAGATAAGAAAACCGATATCATGTATCATGATTTCGCATATTCGCTATTGAAAGATGATGGAGTTAAGACAAAAATAATTAAAAAGTATCTACCACTTATTAATCAGCAGGTCAATCGTTACTTGCAGATGATGGATTTCTATATCAACTTTAAGTTGGATGAGGAATTTAGTGAAACGATAGAATCACCTATTCACGAAAACTTTTCATACAGTTCTTTCAGTGAAGGTGAAAAGATGCGTATTGACTTAGCATTACTATTCACTTGGAGAGAAGTTGCAAGAGTTAAGAACTCAGTAAATACTAACTTATTGATTATGGATGAAGTGTTTGATAGTTCTCTCGATGGTATGGGAACTGATGAATTCTTGAAGATAATACGTTTTGTTATTAAAGATGCAAATGTATTTGTTATATCTCACAAAGCAGATTTACATGATAAATTCAATAGTGTGATTCGATTTGAAAAGGTTAAAGGTTTCTCTCGTGTTTGTTCTTAATAAATATCTAAAAACGAACAAAAATGGCTTGGCATATTAAAAAAACAAGTATAATGGGTTCACCTGTTGGAACAGTTTATTATAAAGGTAATAAGCGTTGGACAGAAACCTATGCAGATCGTGCTACATATACTTCTCAAGCAAAAGCAAAAGCAGAGGATTACATCTGGACAAAGAAAACAACTAATGGTTGGGATGTAACCGCTGTAAATGAGAGTGCATAATGATTTTCTTTTCGATTATTCTCTCATTTTTTGCAAATCATCTACCTGTGATGTATGTTCAAGTACCTCAATGGGCAGATGATTGGGCAGTATGTGCTGTAGATATACCAGATGCTAAATGTCATTGGTATGTTGTTGCACCTGACAATACATTTGGTGAGGGATTTAGTTGGGAAGATGCACCTTGGTTTGATGCAAATGGTTTGAATGATGTTGCACCAATGCAAGAAATTTCAGTTTTAGAAAAATTACAGAGGAAAAAATGAAAACATTTAATCAGTTTGCAGAAGATGCAGAAAAAATTAAAGAATTGGGTGATACCATACAAAATAATAAAGGTGTAAAAAAAATTAAAAAGAGTCTAGAGTCTGGAAAGATAGATATTAATCAACTTAAAGACTTTGCAAAAAGTGATGATATCAAAAATCTTAAATCTACCGCAATCAATACATTATTAGATGTTGGTCAATCATACTTGAATAAAGCAAAAGAATCAGCTAATAAAGGCGGTAAACAAAAGTAACCAGTTGATAAAGTGTCTACTCAACCGTCCCAAGGGGCGGTTTCGTTGTTATAATAGGTACATAAAGCAAACAACATTATGACAGTCCAACACGAAATCAAATCACAACTTGCTAAACTACTTGCTACAGAAGATATTATAGTTGAGCATAAGAAAGTTGAAACAGCAGAGTTTAATGTACAGACTCGTGTACTTACACTTCCTATGTGGGAGAAAGCAAGTAATGGAGTGATTGATATGTTAGTTGGTCACGAAGTTGGACACGCACTCTACACACCTGATACTGAGTGGTGGAAGGAGGTTCAGATACCTCAACAGTTTGTCAATGTTGTTGAAGATGCTCGTATTGAGAAGTTAATCAAGAGAAGATATGAAGGACTTAACAAGACATTCTATAATGCATATCACGAACTATCAGATAAGGACTTCTTTAATATTGAGAACGCAGACCTAAGTGATTTCAATCTTGCAGATAGAGTGAACCTATACTTCAAGATTGGTCATTTTGTTGATATTGATTTTACTACTGAAGAGAATTTTCTTGTAAGTAAGATTGAATTAGCAGAGACATTTGAAGAGGTATTGAAATTATCTGAAGAACTATACAAAATGTGTAAGCAACAATTAGAGCAAGATAGAAAAGAAAGACAGGAAGTAGAGAATGATACAGGTATAGACTTAGGTGATGAGACTTTTGATGGTACACCTAAAGGAGAAACAGAAGAGTCTGGAGAGGAAGTAGATTTAGATTATCAGAAATCAGAATCTCAACCACCAACAATCGAAGAGATTGAAGATATGATAGATGAACTCAATGGTCGTCCTCAACCAGAAAATACAGAACCAGAAGTTGAAACAATGGATGCTCTTGATGAAGCACTCAAAGATTTAATTAATAGAGGTGGTCGTGAGAATCATTACATTGAATTACCAAAGGTAGATATTGACCAAGTTGTAATCTCAAATGAAAGAGTTCATAAAGAATTTAAAGAGCATTGGACTAATTTAAACACAAGAATACAAAGTCAATTCAAACAAAATCCAAACTACTTTATTTCACTTTGTAATCCTGAGAGAATACCAGAGTCCTATGACCCATTTGAAGAATTAGATAAAGACTTCTACGCATTCAAAAAGTCTGCACAAAAAGAAGTGAATTATCTTGTCAAAGAGTTTGAGTGTAAAAAATCTGCAGGTGCATATGCTCGTGCTACCACAAGTCGCACTGGTGTTCTTGATACAACTAAACTTATTAATTATAGATTTAGTGAAGATGTATTCAAGAAAGTTACTGTTCTTCCTGATGGTAAGAATCACGGACTTGTATTCATACTTGATTGGTCAGGTTCAATGAATAATGTAATGATGGACACATTGAAGCAACTTTACAATCTTATCTGGTTCTGTCGCAAAGTTCAAATACCTTATGATGTCTATGCATTTTCAAATGATTATCCTAGACCTGCGATGTATGCAAATAGAGAAACTTTCTATGAACCAAAGGATATGATGGCAGAAGTAAGTAATAGTTTTGCTTTATTGAATATGTTCAGTAGTCAAACTAAGACAAAGGATTTAGATACACAAATGATTAATATCTGGAGGTCTGCGTGTACTTTCGCTTGGAATATAAGTACACCTTACTTAGATGTACCATATGGATATAGATTATCTGGAACACCTTTAAATGAAGCAATGGTTTCTTTACATCAACTTCTTCCACAGTTTCAAAAGAAAACTGGTGCAGAGAAAGTACAATGTGTAGTTCTTACAGATGGAGAAAGTCAACCACTTCGTTATCATCGTGAGGTTCAAAGACAATGGGAAGATGAACCATATATGGGCACAAACTACTTTGGAGAAAGTTGTGTATTGCGTGACCGTAAGTTAGGTAAGACTTATGTTTCAAAAGACTCTAGTAGATATGAATGTACAGATATGTTACTTCATAACCTAAGAGATAACTTCCCACAAATTAATTTTATTGGTATCCGTGTTCTTCCAAGTCGGGAAGGTGGTTCATTCATTCGTAGATACTGTGGATATGAAACTGATGCATCAAACAAAATGATGCATCGTTGGAAGAAAGAAAGGTCTTTTGCAATCACTACATCTGGGTATCACACTTACTTTGGTATGGCATCATCTGCTCTTAACAATGATAGTGAGTTAGTTGTTAAAGAAGATGCAACTAAAGCAGAAATTAAGAGAGCATTTGCAAAGAGTCTTAAAGGAAAGAAGATGAATAAGAAGATACTAAGTGAATTCATAGAATTAGTAGCTTAATAAATAGAGTTACAATAAAATAATATTATGGTAAGAGTTACACCTCAAGACGCACAAGCTATGAAGGATGCATATGCAAAAATGTATGCACCAAAAGAAGAACCACAACCTGAGCCCGAAGCAACATCAGGACTCCAATTGGGGAGGGAGGTTGATTTATCTTCAGAATCTTCTGAAGAGGAATCAGAATAAATAAAACGTATACAAAAAAGAACTATGTCTAGATTTGGAGATTTGATTCACGCAAAAACTACTCAAGCACCAGTTGTAGAAACACCAGTAGTAGAAGAACCACCTGTGGTCGAAGAAGTACCTGTGGTAGACACAGCACCTGCATCTGTTGAGGAACCTGTTGACCCAGAACCTCTTGATTTATGGAGTCTATCGAAAGATGAACTAGAAGACTACGGACGCACAATCGGCATTGAACTTGACCGTAGGCATAGTAAATCAAAGTTGGTTAAGGAATTAGAAGATTTTATAGAGACAAAATAAACCAGTTGACAAAGTGGCACACAAGGGGTTTTATTGACCCCTTTTTTTGACTATAATAATACTATAGTTAAGAAACAACACTTTTATTATTATGCCTTTTGAAACAAAAATGACCTCCGAGCAAGCAATCGAAAAACTTAGAGACCTATATGGTACTGAGATTACAACTGCAGATATCAAAGCATTCTGTGCTATGAATGATATCACTTATCAAACTGTTACTAAGAAACTACAAGATTTTAAAGTAGCAAAAGGTAAGTGGAATCTTGAGGTTACAGTTGCAGCAGTAGAGAGTATTGAGAAGTCTTTTAAATCTCCTGCAGTATTACCTGCATCAGAAAAGAATTTAGTTCCTGCAGTTGATGAAACATTTTTTAAGTTTGGAAACTTTGCAGATATCAAGAAAGTAATACAATCAAAACAATTTTATCCAACATTCATTACTGGACTATCTGGTAATGGTAAAACATTCTCTGTAGAACAAGCTTGTGCTCAGTTAGGTAGAGAACTTATTCGTGTAAACATTACTATCGAAACAGATGAAGATGACCTTATTGGCGGTTTCCGTCTTGTTGATGGTGCCACAGTATGGCATAACGGACCCGTTATCGAAGCACTTGAGCGAGGAGCAATCTTGTTACTTGACGAAATCGACCTTGCCTCTAACAAAATCCTCTGCCTTCAGAGCGTCCTTGAGGGAAATGGAGTTTTCCTTAAGAAAATTGGCAGATTCGTTAGACCCGCCAAAGGATTCAACATACTTGCCACCGCAAATACTAAGGGTAAAGGTTCAGACGACGGACGCTTTATTGGAACTAACGTGCTCAACGAAGCATTCCTTGAAAGATTCCCAGTAACATTTGAGCAAGCATATCCAAGTGTTAACAATGAAATCAAACTTCTAGGTTTACACGCAGATAGAGTCGGTGTTAAAGATGCTGAGTTTGTCAAGAAACTTGTAGATTGGGCAGACATAATCCGTAAAACATTCTATGATGGTGGTATCGAAGAGTTAATCAGTACTCGTAGATTGGTTCACATACTTCGTGCTTATAGTATCTTCAAGAACAAAGCAAAAGCAATCCAAGTTTGTATAAATCGTTTTGACGATGAAACAAAGCAATCATTTATGGAGTTGTATGACAAAGTAGATGCTGACTTTGAAATGCCTGAGAACAATGAATCTGTGGAAAAAGTATAAAGATGTCCTACACGAAACATTCCCCCTCCATAATGGAGTAGGGAGTGTTTGGGCACAATGGGAAAGTAAACGTACCTTCTTAACTGCAAAGACCTACACAACACCACTCATTATCAAATCTAGAGAGGTTGAGATATGGAGTGATAAAAGTTGTATTTACAACAATATAATCTATCCAAAGACGGGCAGTAACTTGCCCTGTTTTGGTATGGACTTGATGGCATTCAATGAAAAGAGAGTTATCATTGTATTTGACTTTCAACATCCAGTTGAAAAATATCTTTTTTCAGTTGAGGGATTACCAAAGGCAGATAAAGAATATAGATTTTTTGAAATGGGAAATCATTTTTCAGAGAATATCTATGTTAGATATACTACCTTTGATGAAGTGGATGAACATCTAGAAATGTTTACTAATTACTTGACAAAGTATAGAGATATGTTAGAATTAGAGAAACCCACTGGTGTAGATACTAGTGTTTACAAGGACTTTGATGCTTATATGACTAAACTCGACCCAGTTGGAGGATATCTTACTGGAAAGTTTGGTAAGGAAAAGGCAGAGAGTCTTGTAAATGATTTCTTGTTTTGCTATGGTTAATGCATGGAGTTTACTAGGTTCAATAGTAAACGGAACATTTGAGGAGGATTACCCACTTATGGATAAATCTAAAGAAGGATGGAGTGAAGAAGATGAAATCCGAGAACTAGATGACTACTATGGATTTAGGAATGTAGGAGCAGGTAATACTGCTTTTGAGGATGATGGATTAGATTATGAAATCGATTCTATGGCAAACATAGATGATATGTACTCTCATCACTTTACAACAAATACAGAGGAAAAAATGTCAGCACACTATTTTAAATATCACGAAGAAGAAATTTTAAAAGATATTGAAGAATATGTATCAAGAACTTATCAAGGACATTATACAGGAAATTCATATGAGTTTCGTAATGTTCAGACATTAGATTTGATGGCAGCTAAAGAACTTGCATCAGGTTTCTGTCAGGCAAACATACTGAAATATGGAAGTAGGTATGGAAACAAAGACGGAAGAAATACAAAAGACTTGATGAAAGTCATACATTATGCTATGCTATTATTACATTTCGATGGGCACTATGGAGAACCATCTATGTCAAAAGGAAACATTGACCAAATTGACCACAACATGCCTTAATTATGGAATTCATGAAATTATCAGACAGCACACTTACAGTTCTTAAGAACTTCGCAGGAATCAACAACTCAATACTTGTAAAGGAAGGAAGTCAACTTCGCACTATATCTGTTGCAAAGAACATTTTAGCAGAAGCAGATATACCAGAGGACTTTCCTAGAGATGTTGCAATATATGACCTTAACCAGTTTTTAAATGGGTTAAGTTTACATCAAGACCCAAACCTTGATTTCACAGAGGATGCATACATTTCGATTGAAGAAGGTAAAAGAAGAGTTAAGTATTTCTATGCAGACCCACAGGTAATTATTGCTCCACCAGATAAAGAGATTAATTTACCAACTCAAGAAGTAACTTTCCAATTAGAAAGTACATCATTAGAAAAACTTGTAAAAGCAGCAGCAGTATACCAACTACCTGACTTATCTGTAATTGGTAAAGGTGGAGATATTCATATGGTTGTTCGTGATAAGAAGAATGATACATCGAATGAATATGCTGTTTATGTTGGAGAGACAGACCAGACATTTGAATTTAATTTCAAGGTAGAGAATATTAAAATTATACCTGGTGCTTATGATGTTATTATCTCATCTAAGTTACTTTCTGAATTTACAAATAAACAATATAATCTTAAGTATTTCATAGCACTAGAACCAGATTCAACATTTGGTTAATGTATAATCTTACAGAGGAAGAATGGGAATGTGTAAGGGTGTGTGTAAATAACGCACCCATACCTTATGACATTACAAAGAAAAAAATACCTGCTGATATCTTAGCAAAGATAGGGCAACCAACTCTAAAGAGAGAGGAAGGAATACCCGAAGTAAAATACGATTTAACACAATACGGAATATTTGATTAATGAAACTGACACAAGAAATTATTGACCAAATACAAGAAGCAATGCTTCACACCAAGAAGGATGGTACTATCAACTGGAGTGATGAAGATGAAATTGAGGTGCAATTAGCAGGAACATTTGCTGCTGATAGATTTATTGTTATTAAAAACAAATCTAAAAATCCTGTTGTAAGTGCAGCACCACATCCTTACTTTGATTATGAAAAAGGTGTGTTTACTAAAGATGGCAGAGAAGAATATATGAAAGAGCAGAAGGAATTAAAAAATGAAATTTAGTGCAAGAGTTTATATTAGATTAAGAGCGTCAGTATCTGATGCTGCAGGAAATGCTGTTAGAGCAAATGTAAATAAAGTTGCTGCTGATATAAAAGTAGACAAATTAAGAATTAATAAAATTATTGAACTCACATTTGAATGTGAAAATGAAAAAAAAGCAAGAGAGCAATTAGATATACTAAGTGATAGAATGTTTGCAAATATAGTGATTGAAGATTGGGAATATGATTTGGAAGAAATTATAAATTAATTGTCAGAAATGAATATTTGTGCTAAGATATGGAAGGTATGGAAGTATGCTCTTGGTTCATTCCAAGATGAAACTACCAAAAAGTATGATGATATTATCTGTGTTATCAGAACTTTTATCTTCTTACAACTTGTGATTACCAATTGTTTTATCGTTGCAGGAAACATACGACACTGGAACGATCATTATACACAACCATATTATGAATCCTCAAGACACAACTAGAATTGCTAATGCACTTGAAAGAATTGCACAGGCACTAGAGCACTTCAATATTGAACACGCTCACATTGACGAAATTGATCACAATCACGTTGAAGGTGATGTAAACACTCATCCTAAGACTTGGTAATGAATATATTTGTAACAGACCCTTGCCCACATAAGTCGGCAGAGGTTCTACCTGATAAACACATTGTAAAGATGCCACTTGAGACTTGTCAAATGTTGGCAGTAGTTTACTCTAAGTGGTATTTTAATTGGGGTGATGAACTCCTACACAAAAAGGATGGTAGTCCTTATAATACAAAGAAAGGTGCCTTCAGAGGTCATCCTTGCACCGTATGGGCAGCAGAAGATATTAAGAACACTGCTTGGTTACTTGCACACGGTGTTGCTTTGTGCTATGAATATTACAAGAGATATGAAAAAGTTCATTCTTGCTCTGACACAATCAATGAAGCAAGAAGTGCATTTCTTAAATACTCTGACCAAAAAGACCTTACATCTAGTAGGGAAGTAAAAACATTCGCATTTGCAGGTCCCGATGAGTTTAAATATGACACAAGCATTGACACTTTTACTGCTTACAAACGTTATATATCGTCCAAACCTTGGGCTGCATCTAATTATCTACGTGACCCATCCAAAAAACCAAATTGGCTATGAAAGAATTTGATTATGACCTCGATTACAAAAAACTTGATTTTACAGATAAGGAAACTCGTAAACTTTATCGTATTGGAAGGGGAGAGCAAGGAGTTTTATTGGTTCGCCCTTATACTAACACTATTTGTACTCATTGGAGATTCAAAACTCCTAGAGAGGCAGTAATATCTTCCAATCGTATCTTTGGAATGTATCTTGATTACCGAGATGAAAAAGATTTCATCGGTATGGATATGTGTCGTAAATTTTTAGAAATGGGTTTTACTCGTTCAAGAAGATATGCTAATCATAAGACAGGAAAGAAATATGATGAAGAAGGAAATGTAAGACCCCAAGAGCCAGACCATATGACTAATAAATTTGCTGAATCTGCAAAAGTATTTAAGAAAGTTCGTGACATAGTTGCAAAAAGTGATGATTATGTTAAGATGAGAAAACAATGGAGGGCAAAAGAAAATGCAATTAATATCTAAAGATGACCCAAGATATTTCTCTCAAACTTCTGATGGCTCTTATGATCGTCATCATTACAAGATAGTTTGCCCTAATAAAAGTTTTGTGGTAGAATCTTGGGATGAGGTTCAAGAATATTGGTGGAATAATTGTCGTTCACCTTGGTTTGAAGGAACAGTTATTCACGTTATTGATAAACCAAAACCAAAGAAACAATCTAAAGGTTTTAAATAATGAGTGATTTTATATGGGTTGAAAAATACAGACCCACTACAATTGATGAGTGTATTCTACCAAAGAGTATCAAGAAAACTTTTCAAGATTTTGTTGATAGAGGAGAGATACCAAATATGCTACTGTCAGGTCCACCAGGCATAGGTAAGACCACAGTAGCAAAAGCATTGTGTAATCAACTAGGAGCAGATTACTATGTCATTAATGGGTCGGATGAAGGACGTTTTCTGGACACTGTTCGGACGAATGCAAAGAACTTCGCATCTACCGTCTCTCTTACAAGTGAGTCGAAACATAAAGTCATTATCATTGACGAAGCAGACAATACCACTTCCGATGTACAGCTCCTTCTCAGAGCGTCTATTGAGGAGTTCTCCAAAAACTGCAGGTTTATCTTTACGTGTAACTACAAAAACAAAATTATCGACCCTTTACATAGTAGGTGTACTGTTGTTGATTTCTCGATTAATAAAAAAGACAAACCAACAATAGCAACACAATTCTTTTCAAGACTAACTAATATTCTTGAACAGGAGAAGATTGATACAGATAAGAAAGTTGTAGCACAATTAATCAATCAACATTTTCCAGATTGGAGAAGAGTGTTAAATGAGTGTCAAAGATATTCAGTTAGTGGAAAAATAGATAGTGGCATATTAGCAGCATTTTCAGATGTATCTGTAAATGATTTAATGAGGAACCTTAAGACAAAAAATTTTGCAGAAGTTCGTAAATGGTGTGTAGATAATCTTGATAATGATTCTGGTGTATTGATGAGAAGAATATATGATTCACTATATGAAGTTCTTGTTCCAACCACTATACCTGCTGCAGTATTGATTATTGCAAAGTATCAATATCAGATTGCTTTCGTTGCAGACCAAGAAATAAATTTACTTGCCTGTCTTACAGAGATTATGGTGGAGTGTGAATTTAAATAATGCTTAAAGTTTTAAAAAATCCAACTACAAATTTATATCATCGTTTTAGGAATCTTGTGTTGTCTGGTGATTTTTCTTGGCATTATGGTATGTCAACGGATACTAAAGAAGAAAATCCACCAGGTCATATGCATATGGAGTTTTATGGTCATACATTTGTAACAAGACCAGAAGCAACTTGTTATTGTGAGTCTACTTCACCATTTACAACTGAAAGCATACAAGTTTTACGGGAAATAATTGACCATAATGATTTGTTTAAAACTTATATTTTTACAAGGGCATCAGCAAACTGCACTTTTCCAAATGAGGGTGCACAATTATCACACCCTCATGTAGACCATAATTTTCCACATTTTAATTTAATAGTTTATCTTACAGATACAGGTGGTGAAACATTTGTAGAGGATGAAGTTTTTAATCCTAAAATTCACGATGTGGTTTTATTCAGAGGAAAACATTATATGAAAAGACCAACCAGAGATAGAAGAATTATTTTAGTTGCAACCATATTACCAACGGATGATGATGGTTTAGAGTCAATTGGACTTCAAAGTAATCACGATAAAATATCTGCTGCAAATGGTTAGATTGACTTTATACACTTTTCTTGCTAAAATATAATTAATACAAAAAATAAATGACAGTAAAACTAATTCGTATGTGGTCTGGTGAAGATGTTATCACCGATATTGTTGAAGAGACAACTGATTCTTATGTAATTGAAAATCCAATAGTTGCTGTTCCCTCTCCACAAGAGGGAAGAATCGCATTTGCACCTTGGTCTCCTTTACTTCAAAAAGATAAGATTGAAGTAACTAAAAAGTATGTTGTATACGAAGGAAATCCTCAAGATGAAATTATTGAACAGTATAATACTATGTTCAGTAAAATATCTCAACCAACTAAAAAAATAATTTTATAATGTCTAAATCAACTTTCGCTAAAACTAAAGCACAAATTAAATCTTATCAATATTATTTGTTCTGGGGTGCTTGCACATTTGCAGTGATGGCAGGACAAATTTTTGTTGGTGCAGGGTATCAATCAATGTCTAATTCAGTAAAAGACCTTACTGAAATAATTGAAGTTAAAATGGAATGGGATGAATTAAATGAAAGAAGAAATAGTGGAGGATATGGAGGAGTTATGCCAATGATAGATCCTGATGATTACATTATCTGGGAATCAATTAATTAATGTCTCTAAAATCTTTTAAAACACCATTACGCTATCCTGGTGGCAAGTCTCGTGCTTGCAAAAAGATGGAACCATTTTTTCCAGATTTAAGAGATTATAATGTATATTATGAACCATTTTTAGGTGGTGGTAGTGTAGCATTACATATTACAAAAAAATATCCTAATCTAAAAATTGTAGTTAATGATTTGTATGAACCATTATATAATTTTTGGTTGAGATTACAAGTTGATGGAGATTATGTACATAAGGAATTACAACAATTAAAATCAAGATATCCTGATCGTGGTTCTGCGAGAGGATTATTTGAAGATGCAAAAGAAAAATTATATGACTTAGATGTATCAGATAAAGACCGTGCTGTTTGTTTTTATATTATTAACAAATGTTCTTTTAGTGGTCTTACAGAATCATCATCATTTTCAGAGCAAGCAAGTGATGCAAATTTCTCACTGAGAGGTATTGATAAATTACCAGTTTATAGTAAGTTAATTAGGAATTGGTATATCACTAATGTTGACTATCAAGTTTTGTTAGGAGATAAAGAAAAAACTTTCGTATACCTTGACCCACCATATGATATCAAGGATAATTTATATGGTAAGAAGGGTTCTATGCACAAAAAATTTGACCACGATGATTTTGCAAAAAATTGTGAAATATATAATTCAGAGATGCTTATAAGTTACAATTCAGACCAATTGGTTAAAGATAGATTTAAAGAATGGAATTGTGCTGAATTTGATTTGACATATACTATGCGTTCAGTAGGAGAGTATATGAGAAATCAAAAATCTAGAAAAGAATTACTTCTTTTTAATTACAATACAGGAGTTTTTTAATGGACGAGAGACCATCAGATATGTATCAGGACATGATGAAACTCAATATGTTGTATGAGGAGATGTGTTGGGATAATGATGATATTCTAGAATTTTATCCTGACTATAAAAACAATACAATCATTATCCGAAATAAAACTATGGATGATGAACAAGTAAACGGATAGTATGTCAGAGTTTTTAAAACGTCATATCGGACCTTCAGAATCAGAGCAACGCAAAATGCTTGCTGATTTAGGTCTATCTACCATTGATGAATTGGTAAGAGAAATTGTTCCAGATTCTATACTACTTCGTGGTGATAGTAACTTGCCAGAAGGATGTAGTGAACAAGAGGCACTTGCAGAATTAAAAGAAATTGCTTCACATAATATTGTCAAGAGAAGTCTAATCGGACAAGGATATTATGGAACAATTACACCACCAGTAATACAGAGAAATGTATTTGAGAATCCTGCTTGGTATACCTCTTACACACCATATCAGGCAGAGATATCACAAGGTAGATTAGAAGCATTATTTAATTATCAAACACTGATTACAGAACTCACTGGATTACCAGTTGCAAACGCTTCATTATTAGATGAAGGAACTGCAGCAGCAGAGGCAATGATACTTGCATATAATCAAGGTAAGAAAAAACAATTCATAGTTGATGATAAGATATTTCCACAAACATTAGAAGTATTACAAACTAGAGCAAGACCATTAGGTATTGATATTGTCAAGGTTGACTTAGATGCTTCAATACCAATAGCTTTCTTTGCTGATGCTTTTGGATTTATTACACAACTACCAGACAACCACGGTAATATAAAAATTCGTGATGGAGTAATGAGACTTGCAGATGCTTGTAAGTGTATGAAGATTGCAATAGTTGATCCACTCGCACAGGTTCTAATGCAACCTGTAGGAGAAATGGGATTTGATATTGCAGTGGGTAGTATGCAGAGGTTTGGAGTACCAATGGGATTTGGCGGACCACACGCAGCATTCTTTGCAATTACAGATAAGTATAAAAGAAAAATACCTGGTAGAATCGTAGGACAATCTGTTGATGCTCAAGGTAACAAAGCACTAAGACTCGCATTACAAACCAGAGAACAACATATCAGAAGAGATAAAGCAACATCTAATATTTGTACTGCTCAAGCATTACTCGCAAATATGGCAGGATTTTATGCTGCGTATCATGGAGCAGAGGGTCTTAAGAATATTGCGACTCGTATTCTAACTTACCGTGAAATTTTAAGAAAAGGATTATTCTGGTTAGGTATCGATGTAGATGATACTGAAGGATTTGATACGATTCGTTTTAAAAGTTTTCTTGCTGTTGAAGGATTTAATGTTCGTTATGAAGAAGACCATACTATCATAACTTTAGACGAACTTACGACTCTTGATGAAATAAAACAGTTGTTAAATTCACAACAAGATTTGGTTAACAAAAGCGATACTATTGATCATATTGTTGAATCTGTAGGTAGATATAAGTGGAAAAACATACCAGAGAGAACTAAACCTTGGTTAAGGCAAGATGTTTTCAATCGTTATCACAGTGAAACTGATATGATGAGATACATCAATGAGTTAGTATCTAAAGATTTTTCACTTGTAAATGGTATGATGCCACTTGGTAGTTGTACAATGAAATTGAATGCAGCATCAGAGTTGATGCCAGTAAGTTGGAATGAGTTTGCAAATATGCACCCATTTGCACCAGAACATCAAACTTTGGGATACCAAAGAATTATGTTTGATTTACAAGAATGGTTATGTGACATTACTGGTTTTGCTGAAGTGTCATTACAACCAAATGCAGGTTCACAAGGAGAGTATGCAGGTCTATTAGCAATACAAGAATATCATAGAAGTAATGGGGATACAAATCGAAATGTATGTCTGATACCTACAAGTGCACACGGAACTAATCCTGCATCAGCAGTGATGGCTGGTATGAAGATAGTTCCTGTCAAATGTGATGATGAAGGTAACATAGATTTAAAAGATTTAGAAAAGCAAGCACTTATGAACTATCTTGAGTTGTCTTGTATTATGATTACATACCCATCAACTCACGGTGTATTTGAACCAACTATCAAAGACATTTGTAGAATTGTTCACGAAAATGGTGGACAAGTTTATCTTGATGGTGCAAACTTAAATGCACAAGTATTATTAGCAAAACCTTGTGAGTATGGTGCAGATGTATGTCATATGAATTTACATAAGACATTCTGTATTCCTCACGGTGGTGGCGGTCCTGGTGTCGGTCCGATTGGTGTTGCAGAACATCTTGTTCCTTTTATGCATCACCGTGTATCAGCAGCAGTTCAAGGTAGTGCATCTATATTACCTATCAGTTGGATGTATATAAGAATGATGGGTGCTGATGGATTAAGAAAAGCAAGTGAAATATCTTTACTTACAGCAAACTGGTTAGTACATCGTATTGAACCATTCTTCAAAGTATTATACAAAGGTAATAATGGAAGAGTTGCACACGAATGTATCTTTGATGTGAGACACTATGATGGTATCAGTGCTGAAGATGTAGCAAAGAGATTGATGGATTATGGTTTTCATGCACCTACATTATCTTGGCCAGTTACGGGAACAGTGATGGTTGAACCAACCGAAAGTGAATCTTTATATGAACTTGAAAGATTTGGTGCTGCGATGGTAAGTATTCGTAGAGAGATTGATAAGAATAAAGATATCTTGAAAAACTCACCTCATACAGCAAGGGTTGTAAGTTCGGACAAATGGGACTATAATTATAGTCGTGAAGAGGCAGCGTTTCCCGCCAATCAAACTAATAAGTTTTGGCCAGCGATATCACGAATCGATAATGTTTACGGGGATCGTAATCTTGTTTGCTCTTGTGAAAATTATTTTGATGATGTAATTAATGAAAAAAATACAGTTTGACGATTGTATTTGTCACAGTAAGATAAAAAATCATTATAAAATAAAGGATGAAATTTTATCTGAAATTGATAAGTGCGATGATGATAATCTAAATGCTGTTGATTCATATCATACAGATAGTATTTCAAAATTAGATTGGATTAAATCTAGTGATACTGATAGACCTTGGGTTAAAATATTTTTACCAGAGTTTTGTGAGGATGTGAAAGAAATAGTTTCAAGTATGTGTTATAATAGAATTAATATAAAACAGATGTGGTATCAACAATACTTAGAGGGTGATACTCACGGTTGGCATATTCATGGTCAACATTACACTGGAGTTTATTATCTAGAATTTCCTGATGGATGTTCTAAAACTGAGGTTTGTTCTCCTTATAATTTAAAAACAAAACAAATTGATGCTGTTGAAGGTGATTTAATTGTATTTCCTGCACATTGTATTCATCGAGGACTACCAAATAAAAAAATTAGAAAAACTATTGTATCTTTTAATTTTGATGTAATCGCTAACACAAAGGATGGATTACCTGCCTTAAATCTTAACTTATTAAAATAATGGAACTTAAAGATTGGTTAAATTCAATAAATCAAACAAAGAAAAACTTAATAGATAATGACCCTTCGATTGAGAAAGATTATCCACCATATGTAATCAATCGTTGTTTTTCTGGACACTTGGATGCGGTTCTTTTTGCTAATGAAATGAATAGGTATAATTTCTTACCAAAGAAGATGCAATACGACTTTTATATAAATACCCTCAGAACTAAGAAGAGATTCTCTCCTTGGCTTCGTAAGGATATGATCAAAGACCTTGATTATGTGAAACGTTATTATGGTTATAGTAACGAAAAAGCAAAACAAGCTTTGAAGATTCTGACAAAAAAACAACTCAACTTTATAAAATCTAAATTTGATACTGGAGGAGCGAAATGAGTGTTGTTAAAGAACCTGTTGTGAAATGGTCTCCCGACCAAATGATTGAAGTTACATTAAATGAACCAGATGATTTCCTAAAAGTCAGAGAAACTCTCACAAGAATTGGTGTAGCAAGTAGGAAAGAGAAGAAGATATATCAAAGTTGTCACATACTTCATAAACAAGGAAGGTATTATCTTGTCCACTTTAAAGAACTTTTTGCTCTTGATGGAAAACACGCTAACCTTACTTCTAATGATGTTCAGCGTCGCA